CTTCAATAATATGTGGAGCAAATTCTGAATTAGCTTTATAAATGTTAAATGCTCTAAGAATTCTTTTAAATTCTACAAAAGTATATTCTGGAAAATTTCTAGAAACTATCTTTTGAGTTAAATTAGAACCATAAATAGAATATAGTCTATAAATAGTTTCCATTTCTTTTCTATCTAACTTTCCAGATAATGTTGGAGCATCCTTTCTAAAAATTTCAAATGTATAATATTGAATTAAGCCGTTTTCATCTCTTTCGGTAAAAACATTAGCTCTATCATCGGTATCTACACTTTTCTTAACTTTTCTTTTCTTACAGTTATTATATGCTTCAATAAATTGTGCTTTCAATTCATCTGAATGATCGGAACTAACTACATTCTGATACATTTGATAATAATATCCTGCTTTGTGTTTTTCATTATCTAAGGTTTTATAATTGTTTAAATCCTCTATAATTTCATTAATTTTCTTTTCACTTATTTTATTCATTTTTCAATGTTGTACTATAGTGTTATAAAATAAAAAGCCGATTAGAAAATTACTTTCTAACCGGCTTAATATTAAGAGTCTACAAAATCTGAGATTAATCCATCACTTTGTAACCAAATACAAGCAACTTGCATGGCTGAGTACCCTTAGAAGGTACATAGTTTACCTTAGCATAAAGAGAGTTCTTCTCCTTCATACGAGTTTCAATAACGAGGTCTACACCAACCTTGTTGTCGATAACCCACTCCTTAGCAGCTTGTTCAGCAGCCTTAGAAGTCTTCTCAGTGAAGATTTCCTCACCAGTATCTTGAGCACGACCTACATACACTCTTACTGGAGTATGTGTACGAGCCTCATACTTAGGCTTTTCTACCTTATAAGGACGCTCTCTCGAATCAAGAACAGCTGACTGAAGAACGATATATGCACCATCATTAGGCATATTAAACTTCTTCTTCTTCAGATATTCTACCATCCACTCCTTAACATTATCTTCATTAGTTACATTCTCCTTAGCCCATTTCTTATAAGCCTGAGTAGCATCTACACGAAGGTTAAGCTTAGAGTTCTTCATTGCTTCATCTTTGGTCTGACCAATAGTCTCAAATTTTGTGAAAAATACGTTATTTTCCATAATAGTTAATAAAATTTACATCAATTCATTCGGATTTAATCCGTCATAACTATCTACTAAAATGGAAACATCTTTTCCCCCGAAGAGGAACATATTAAATTTATCATCAACTATGAGTAATCATAGTTAATGAATGTTAAAATTAATTTTTTAACATTTGTTAAAAGGGAAGATAAGAACTTAAAATTCCCCTTATTTCTTTAATAATATCTTGTCCTTTTAATCCAAAAGTTGGAAATTCAGAACAAGAATATGCGAAATCCTTACAAACAATACTTAATCCAATTATGAACTTATCGGGTAAACCTAATTTATCAGATAATTTCATTACCACTTGATAATAAGTTGTATCAGGATTTTTTAATTTCATCTTATGTGTTACATAACAGATTAATGAAATTAATTCCAGCTTCCTTTCAAAAGAAGTCATAGTGGAAGTAGGTTTAGGATTTAAATAACCTATACTAAATACATCTCTGTATAAATTTTCTAATTCTTTATATTTCATTTGAATTCAAATCCTTTTACTACATTTAAATAAGCTACAGTTTTTAATAAATACAAAGCTTCCTTCCACCCTGACAAGAATAATTTAGAAGTCATAGGATATACACGAGTTTCGTATTCTGGAATAGTAGAAACCACTAAGAAATTACCTTTAGTCATTGCTTGTTCAACATTATAATATTTCTTAGCAATTAATTTAAGTAACCATGAATAGAAAGCTATTTCTCTTTGATAACTATAGTAAGTTGGATCAAATATTGCTACAGGTCTTGATGTAGTTTTCAAATCATTAACTGTAAGAATATTATCTTCTGTATCTATACTAAAGTTATCTAATTTAGCTTTTAACTTATATTGTCTTTTTTCATATCCTGGTACTTCCATCCATATATCCAACAAAATAGTCTTCTCATTACCGATAATTGGATCAGATAAAGGATTAGAAGGATTGAGTAACTTTTGAATATCTTTATTTGCATTTAATGTTTTTAAACAATTATTTAATAATTCAAAATTCTTTTCATCAGTATATATTCTTTCCTTATCTCCTTCTTTAATAGGATTATTTTGTTCATAAATAAACCTATCTCTCCAATAAGGTTCGGCTTTTTCTCTAAACTTCTTTATTATATTATCAGAAAGTTTATCTTTATAATAGCCTATTTCATAAGACTTAGCTTTTATTTCATTATCTGTTGGTGTTTTTCCATTAGATTTATATAAAGATTCTGCCATTAATCCGGCTTTAGCAGTAGGTTTAAATACACCATCAATTACTTGATATTTATCACCTTGTAAAACTATTTGATGTATAAGACTACCAGTTTCAAAGGATGCAGAATAATCATTTTTTAATCCATCAAAGAAACTTTCAGCTCCATCAGTAACAAGCTTTCCTAATCTACTATTAGAAATATAATCACTATATTTCTCACTAAAGTATACAGAATCATCAATATCTTCTAATCTTAAAGAATCTAGTATTGGAGTTACTTTTATTTTTTTAATTAACTCATTATCAAGTGTCATATATATTTACTAAATTCTTTGAATATTCCCATTTCCTTTGCTAAATAATAAACATCTTCTATTTCATCATAGCTTAATGAATATATTTTTAGAAAAGGACCATATTCTTTATTATTATCTCCATCAATTAATAAGCATGGAATACCAGCTAAATTTAAATTGATCCATTGATGGGGTGAATCTTCGATAAAAACATCTACTCTTCCTTTAATATATCGAGATTTAGGAATTCTATATCCTGGTACCTGATACAACGGACTGTTAGGTAAATCATTTATTTGGATTGCCTTTTTAGTCCAACATTTTTTATTTACCCTAGAACTACAATATAGTTTAGGATCAAAATCAGGTCTTCTTATTACTGGTAAATTTACCCAAAAATCTCTCTCTTTGGAAAGTATATGTTCTACATTTCTTGTAACAGCCCAATCATATTTAGGCCATCTTTTAAATCGGTTGATATATCCTTTAGAAAATCCGAATATAGTATCATCTAAATCACAACCTATTTGTAAACGTTTAATCATTCTTTACTAAATTAGTTTCTAATCTAAACGTTTCTTTCTCTTCTTCAGATAAATTATTATATGAAGTAATTAACCTTTTAATATAAGTTTCTCTTTTCATAATTCATCAATTTCTTCTAAATCTGACAATGCAATATCGAACTTATCATTCAGATATTCCCTTAATTGATCCCAATTTTCTATAGTGTTTAAAATAGTATCATCATCAAATTCTTCACCATATTTAATGATTAACTTTTCAACAGCATCATTATAGGATCGTGCAACAAGAGTTTTAATTACTGGCCAAACATCTATAGGACATTCTGCCCATAAATACTTATTCATATTTTATTATTCAATAATTGTCCAAAGTTCATAGAACTTATCAAAATCTTCATAGGGTAATATACTATATCCATCCTGTCCATAATGCTTACCCCAAGAATTTCTTATAATAAATCCGTCTTTATTATAACCTACTATTGCTATAGCATGTCCTCCTTCAAAAGAACCTTTACTTTTATCCCAGAAATTTTTTGTATAAGAATTATATACAGGCAATCCTCCTATACACGGTCCATTAGCTACAATAGCTTGTTTTAGAGCTAATTCTGAACCTATTCTAGCATATTTATGTACAATTCTCCTATTTCCAGATTTTATGATAGCATCGTTATGTTTTAAATAATGTAAAGCATCTTTAAATGACATTCCATCATTACTTGAATTTGTTCTATGTTTAAAAATATCTGAACAATTTAGTCCGTTTTCATATTCACTGTTTCCTGTTTCCATATTTATAATCCAATTAACATATGCAGATATTGAACATGGTACACAAACAGGATTATTTCCTTGGTTTAATACTTCAGGTAAACAATCAACATAACTTATTTTATCGGGGATGGAACCATCATTAGATAGAAACATATATTCGGTTCCATCAATTTTCGACTGTACAAATCCAAAGTTCATTACTTAATTACTCTTTTAATTATTTTAACGCTATCATTATTTATCTTTTCAACTTTATATGTTGCATTATTTTTTGAACATACATAAATAGTAATTCTATCTTGTGTTTCTTCTTCTTTAAGATATAATTTATCCCATTTATCTATATAGGGTAAAAAATCCTATATACACATAGAATCTAACTAGGCAATAGAATATTTTCCATTCATCTAGTTAATCATCTATCCTCCAGATAAATCTATAACTTTAGGAGAACATGAAAACAATAGTAAAGTTAATAATAACTATGAAACTTTTTTCATTGCAATTTTAATTTTAAATAATCATATAATATCTCAACAGGAACTAATGCAAGTGTTCCTGGACTATTTCCACCTTCTTTATCTTGTTTTTTCCAAATAACAACAAAAGGTTTATCCTTTAGAGGACATTCCTCTTCTATTTTAAAATATGAAGGAACTGTTTGTGTTGCTTTACATTGAATATAACAAGGTAAATTACCATCTAAATCATCTATATCTACTTTGGAATTATCCAACATTTTACTATTTGACCGGCTACTTACTGTATGATAACCCATATCATTTAGTTTATGAATAACATCTAGCTCAAGTTGTGAACCTTTTTGCTTAGATCTCTTAGCAGTATAATGTTTTTTTGTATGTGGATCTAACCACTCCACTTGTATTCCATCTTTAGGAATACTATTTTTATTAGCCCTTATTTTTAATGTTTGAACTGATAAAGTAGTCATTTCAGATGCTTTTTCTATAGAATCATAAACATAAGTATTTCCACCTTTATCAGTTATTTTTACACCAGTATTTAACTATTTAGCTTTTGCCATCGTATTTACTATTACTTGTTTCTCTAAGATAAACTCCAATTATCTTATACCAAATATCTTCTACACTGTAATTATATTCACAGGACTCTAATCCTTTTTCAATAATTTTAAAAAGTTCTTGCTTAGTCATTTTATAACATGAACTATAGACCAAAATATATGTCTTTCAATATATTGACCTCTTGGTATTTCATCTTCTGCAAAAGAGGCTGTAATATCAAATATATTTAATTTATTACCAGACCAAATGTCTGGCATACCTCCACATTTCATAAGTTTTGGAGGTTCTGCAAATACATGAGAACCAGTCCAATCTTTAGCTAAATATACTTTCATTTTAATTTATACTCTTTAAAAAAATCATCAACATACTCTTTCATATTATCTACTCCTACTAATTTAATAGAATCAGTAAAATCTTTAGATAAATAGAAAGGTAAATAAAAATAATTTAATTCTGGATGTTGCTTACGAATAAGCCACATATTATGTTTTCCAGGTCTATCATTATCATATAATACTAATATATGTTTAAACCTTTGTTTGAACTCTTCTAGTTTCTTATCTTCAATAAATAAAGTTTCACTATTAGGACTTACCGCTGCTATTCCAAAACCATAAAGAGCTACTACATCTTTCATAGATTTTGTAATAACTAACAAATCCCCAGTCTTTGGTAATTGATGATAACCTTGAAGAACTTTTTTAGAAAGATTATTTAAAAATCTATATTCTGTTTTTAGAGGAAAATATATTTTCCATTTTTCAATACCATTTTTATCTTTACCAAAATAATATCCATAAATAGGACTTTTTTCATCAGAAGTAAATTTCAATGCTCCGTTAAGAAAAACGTGTTGTAAAGAATATATATGATACTTTTTTAGTAGCTTTTTAGAAATACCAAAAGATTTCCACCATTCTAATTCTTGTTCTGTATAATCCTTTATTTGAACCTGTATTCTAGTTTTCTCAGTTTCTTTTAAGGGCTGAACAAGTTTTGGTGCTTCTTTCAAATTACTATTAGAACCTCCAATTAATCTAAAATCTCTAGCTATTATTTGTAATGCTTCATAATAGTTTACACCATATTTCTTCATTACTACCTGAAAACAATTTATGTGTTCATTGGTAGCAAAATCATGTAAATATAATATATTAGATTTAGATTTATATAAGGCACAAGTAACTTTATGATCATTTCTAAATGGAGATAGATGTAACTTTTTGCTAGTTACATCTATTCCAGTATAGAATTGCATTATAGATTCCTGATTTATTTTAGAAAATATAAATTCCTTAGTTATTTCTGGTTCTAATGCTGAAAAATACATAATTGATAATTTAAATTTTCTAAACAAGAATCTTATAATCTATATTATTCGTCTAAATCAATGTCTAAATCAACTTCAGCATCGGCAGTATCAGGATTATCATCGTTATTATCCTTCATAGCTGTAGGCTTAGCCTCTTGATACTTCTTCATTTGAGTTAACTCATAATTACTCCAATTAAGAAGTTTCTTATCAAGAGAAACAAAGTTCAAAGCAGAAGGCTTTGTATCTGGTTTAGCGTCCTTACCTAATACACAAGAACTAGGAAGGGTTGAGAATGTCTGGTTATTTGTAGTACGACCAACAAGCTTTAGGAAGAACTTAACATCAGTCTTTCCAGAAAGAGCTTTGATGATAAGATCTACAAACTGCTCCATACTCTTTAACTTAGAAGCATTCTCTTTAATCTTAGCAGCACCCTTAGGATTAACTACTTCAGTTAACTGCATAAGGGTATACTGGAATTGCTCGAAAGCAGAAGGATACTTAGCTCCACTGGTTTCATTAGTTCTTCTCTCGAAATCAGAATCTTTAGTAGGAATAAACAGATTATGATTATATACACCTGTTTGATCTCCACAACCTGTAAATTCAATAGCAATTACAGGATATTCTGTGCCATCCTTACCTTTCAAAGAAGTTTGTTCAATCTTTGTAAGATTTACCTCATAAATATCATAAGGACGAAGGTACTGAGGACCATTGTTTGTGAAAGAAGTTTCATTTAAACCATTAAAACTAAAATTTGCCATATTCATTAATACATTTTAAAATTTAGTACATTATATAGTACCATCATAAGTATCTATATTAGTCGTCAATATCGAGATCAAAACTAATATCTGCTGCTTCTACTCCATCTTCATCAACATCTAAATCTTCATCAGAAGGATTAGCTATTTCATCAGGAATATCTACAGTATCGTCTTCTTTTTCAGGAGCATCACCTACAAGCTTAAACCAACCATCCTTACCTTCATAAGGAACTACATCAAATACAGTTCCATATTCAGCAAGATTATCGTGTTTAGAACCTCTACAACTAATAGTATTAGTCTTAGTTAATCTATTACCTTTAGATAAATCTTCAAGCAGAATAGGAGTTATTTTCTTACCTTCTTTGTTGAAACGAATATCAATCTTCATTTCAGCTTCCCATCCAGTTAATTCCATTGCAGCATTATTCAACTGAATCTTACCCTCTAATAAAGTTGCTTTAGGATTAGGATCTCCATCATCCTTTGGTTTACGTGTTCTTGTAGTAGTAGAAGCAGATTTCTTAACTTCCTTAAAATCTCCTAGAGTAGCCTCTCTAGTAATAATTTCTCCTGTCTCTTTATCAACAATAGACAGAATAAGTTTAGCTGATTGAATTTCTAATTCCATTATAATTCTTCTTCCTCTTCACCATTATATTCTCTAATGACTTTAAGAATTTCATTTAAGTCATTATCAATTTCCATATCTTTAAACATATCCATAGGAGTTTTAGCAAGACACTTACCATCATTATTAGTAATTAGTTTATATTGCATCTTACCATCATCTCCTTCTTCTACTTTGGTACAGAAGATATAAGTAAATAGACCCTCAAGAGTTACTTTTTCTGCCAAAAGCTTTCCAACAGTTTTAATAACATATTTAGGATCAATTTCCGTTCCAACATTCTCACTATGAGTTAAGAAACACATAGTACAGTCTTCACGCATTTGTTCTGAATATCTTAAGATTTCCATGAGATGCTGAGCTAATTCACTAAACTTAGTATAACCAGTTTCCGTAGCTCTATCAACAAATTCATAACTCAATATATACTGCATATCATCAAGAACAACAGTTTTAATATGAGGCATTTTAGTGTTAATAATCTTTAGAATCTTAAGAATTTGTTCCCAATTAGAATGAACAAAATAATTACCAGAAATTTCCTTTGTTTCTTTATTAATGGTAAATTTCTTATATTTACTCTTCCAAGCTCTAAATGGGAGAGGTTTACCAGTTGTACTGATAATAAAAGTAGTTTCAGGATTCATATTCCTTAAACTTGTACTTTTTCCAGTACCTGATTCTCCGTAAATACACAGAGTTTCACAAGCCATATTAAATCATCAATTTAAATTTATTATTTGTAGTATTATCTTCTTTAATTTCTATTTCATCTTCATCTTCTTTATTTTTTAGTAAATAATCTGGTGTTATGTATTTATCATAGTCATAAATATCATTAGGTAAAGGTAATTCTGCCCAAACATTAATTCCTCCATGATAATTAACAGCAACTTCTACATCTGAACTACCAAATCTTGTTTTTAAGAATTGAATAATTCTAATGTGATCTCCTAATTTCTTTATATCATATCCTCGATAAGTATTAAGTTTATCTCTATTAGGACCATAAAGAGCCATAATTACTTCAGCAGCATCAGCAATATCTCCAGTTTCTTTTAAATCAGATAATTGAATTCCAGTTCTACCTGCTTTAAATCTTTCAATATTACTTTGATCTCTATTAATTTGCTGAATAATAGTTGGAGATATTCCACACATATTTCTTAAAGTTACTAAATATGCAGTAGCTGTATCCATTTCTCCTTTTTTATTTCTTCCATTAGAAGGTTTCAAAAGTCCGGCATGGTCTATTACTACTTCATACAGCATATCAGGATTATCAGGATAATATACTTTTCTGTTTTCTAATTCTTCAAAAGTTCCAAACTTTTCAAGTTTCTGCATTAATATTGCATATAGTTTGTCAGCATTTAAAGATTTATCATAAACATGAATTTTCTTTTCAATTTTATTAAGCCATTCAAGAGAATCTAAAATTATCTGATAATTTTCATCATTTAAGATATATCCTTTCTTTCTAGAAAGAATTTCAGTAATAGTCAATTCTTTATGATATTTTTCAAATATATATGTGGAAAGTAATTTTCCAAATATAATAGTTGCAGGCATTTCTAAACTAAAATAGGAAACATAAAAGTTATCATCATCAAGATGTTCCATTAATGGGCGATATACATAAGAATATAAAACAAACGAGGATTTTCCTTGACCAGTACCAGAAGCTAGCACAGTCATAGTTCTTTTAGTTACTCCATCAATTATAGATTCTGTTTTAGGTAATCCCATAGAATAACCTTGAGCTTTTCCCTCTCTACCTGAATCCACCTCTTTAAGAAGTGCTTCAGTTATTGTCATAGTTCACTAACCATGTCAATATGTACTATATTCCAATGTTCATCTTGAATATTCTGAGCAGCCTCTTCTTCTGAATTAGCATAACACCATTCTTTATCATAATCACCACTTTTAGTAGTAAATCTTACTAAATATTTTTTCATATTAATTGTGTGGCTTCAAGATTAATATTAATGGAATTACCTTCTTTAAAAGCCTTTAAAGCTTCATATGCTCTATCTACAATAAATCTATCAAGTGTAGTAAAATTATATCCATTTTCAATTCCCCATTTGATATTTTCAAGAATCTCTTGGTGAATTTCTGGATTATTTTTAATCTGTTTGGTGTATTTAGCAAAAGCATCTTCTAAAGAATTAAACTTATGACTAACGCTTCTTAAATTAAATACTTGACCATTTACTACACAAGATTGTGGATAAGTATAAAATAATTCCTCTCCCATTTCATATGCACTTCTATAATATTTCTTGAGAAAGTTCTGATTAAATTGAACATCTTCCGGAATAAACAGAGTTCCTTCCTTTGGAATTTTATATGCTTTAACAATAACTCCTTTAGATTGAATAGATTCTAATATTAATCTTAATTGTCCATTAAAAATTTCATTAAATTGTTGGAGATATATATAATCTCCATCTTGGGCTAATAATATAACCTTGATAACAAATAATTCTGTTGGATTTAATTTATAATCTCTCATTAAAATTAATTCATTATCAATGTTATGATTTAAATATTTCACAGCATAATACACTTATTAGCTGCTAATCGTGTTCTTCAGATTTCTCTGTGTTATTCAATGCATATTTGTTAAGAAATTTATCTAATAGTTGTATGTATCTTTCATTAAACTTATCCAAATCATAACGCTCATTTAAATATTCATAAAATTGTCCTTTATCATCAGAACAATAACTTCTATTTTCTATTAAGAGCATTGTTTGGAGTTCTAAATACTCATTAGGAGTCATAGTAGGTTAATTAAAATCTAAACATTAGTTCTCTAGGTTTTTGAACAGTAGTAGTAGGAATTTCTCCCCTAAGTACTTGATCTAAACCTTTTTCATCAATGGTTATATAGTTATCAGTTTTAGAATGAGAATCTTTAAACCATTTAGTTTCTTGTGTATTATTTAGAACTATGTAAAATATTTCAGCTACTTTGTCTTCAAATTTACGAACAACACGTCCTCTTCTTTGAGTAGATTTTGTTTCAGAACTGTCAAATCCTAAAATTATAGCTACAGAAGCATCAGGACAATCAAAACCTTCATCAAGTTTTTTACAAGAATGTAATGTAGTTATATTTCCAGTTATAAAATCTTCTAACATTACTCTTCCTTTCTTTTTTGAAGTTTTACCTGTATAAACATTTTGACCTCCTTCTATACTTTCTGCTATTTCGACACTATTACTAAAAGTTATAATTTTAGAACCTTGTTTAGCTTCTATTATTTTTCTAGCAACCTCTACTTTTCTTGGATGATTATATATAAAAGACTTTCTAGCAGTCATAGTTCTCATAAATTCTGCTGAATGATAATTAATAGATTGAAGAATTTGTTTCTTCATATTTTCATCATTACCTTTATATAATTCATCTCTATATTTTAATTTATTTTTCCAACCTTCTCCTTTTCTAACCATTGACATTGCTAAACCAAAATCAAATTGGAAAAATTCAAAATGTTTTAACCATTCTGTATGTAGAGATTTATAATAATCAATGTTATCAACATCAATAAGAACCTGATATTCCTTATATTGAGAAATCCATCCATTTACTAAACATTCTATTGTAGAAACTTCATCAGCTACTGGACAATATTTCTGTATAAGAGCGTGTTTACCGTCAAGTCTTTCAATAGTTGCTGTCAGTCCTAAAATTAATTTGTATTTTACTTGTTGAAATACTTTACTAAATTCGTCAGCTCCAGTTCTATGTATTTCATCTATTATTAACATATCACACATCCAAGAATGTTTAATACAAGTATTAATAATAACTACTTCTACATTAAACTGGAATCCCCATTCGTCTATATGACCTAACCATTGAACTTTTAAAGCCTCAGTTGGAACGACAACAAGAATCCTAAATTGAGGATATTTCTTTAATAAAGCCTTAATTGCTGTTAAAGCACATCTTGTTTTGCCATATCCTGTACTTCCTACAATAGTTCCTTTACCTTTGAGAGCTAACCATTTCTTTACAGATTCTCGTTGTCGTTCAGTTCTAGTCATGCTTTTCTAATGTATAAGGTCTTACGTTTAATCCTGTTAAAACGTAAACACCTTTATTTTCATAAAATCCTTTTATATCAATTCTGTAAGGATTATTACCTAATATATAGGGCTGTTGTTCAGTGATACAAATAGGAGAATTATCTGGAACATCGGAAAGCATCTCTATTAATTCTTTTTTAGTCATTTAAGTTTACTCCCTTATTTTTAGCAACAAGTTCGATTTGCTTTTGAAGTTTTCTCCAGCTATAAATATGACCATCAACTTCACGTTGGAATCTTAACAATACCTTATTTCTTAAAGTAGTAAGTTGTTCTGTAGTCATATCAGAATACTTCTGCTTTTTAGGTAAGATAAGAATAGCTCTCATTTCATGATAGGATAAACCTTTTTCACTAAATTTGAGGTTTAGTTTCTCTGGAAGATGTAACTTCTCTTTAGCAATCTTTAATCTTTCTGCATTAGAATTACCTTTAAGTTCATTTTCTTCAGCCTTACTAAACCATAATCCCATCTTAGTAATAAAGGTCATTGTCAAGTGCTGCTTATTGAAAGCACCAAGACAATCTAAACATCCATCCATTACTTCTGAAATATTAATGTCATCAAATTCAGAAGGAAGATCCGATGTAATATTAGTAATTGGTCCGTCTTCAATTTCTGGATTATTAGCTTTAAACTCTCTCAAAGCTAACCATAAAGACTTTCTACGTATATCATTTCTTCCATCCTTTAGATAACTGTTCTCAAAATACCTCAAAAGCAACTCCACATTACATTTATTAATTTGTTCCGTTACTTCATCTAATACATTATATCTACCAAGGTTTTTGGGATCATCGTTATGAAGCATCTTTTCACAATGCTCATAACATTTTTTAAGTTGTTCTGGAGTCATATCGACTATTCTAATAGAATCCTGAACATATTTATCTCCTTCCTTTCTCTTTTCTCCTTTCCAGACAAAAGATGAAAAGTCGTTCTTTTTAGCATTTAATGCCTTCTGTAAGGCATCTCCTAATACATTATTCATTTAATAAATCTTTCATATAATAATATCTTTTTTAGAATTATCTTGTTCTTTTACAAATTTATTAAATATTAAATTAGTAAAATTATATTTTACAATAGAATCAGCAGATCTATCATAATATGTATCTACTCCTCCTGTCACACTATCATATGTTAAATATCCAATATCACCTACTTCTGGAATATAAGATTCCCAATTAGGCCATACTGTAACCATACAATAGTTGCAACCAAAAGGAGCTTTGTCTAGGTTTTTAAATACCAATGTTTGATAACTCATTATATCAGCTTCTTTTACTAGAAGCTCACAATGAATTGTCAAGGTATCCATTACCAACGTAATTTATTGGACGGAATGGTATCAAGTTCTGTTGGAATTACATACCATCTACACATATCTTCTATGTGCTCATCATATAAATCCTCTATAGAACGTCCTGTAATCTTGGATTCTTTACTAATAATATCAAATGAAGGCAAACCATATTTTCCTTCATTCTTATAATAGAATGATGTTACAGCGTTCTTAGCTATACGAAGAGCTTCTTGTTCTCCTCTATTACAATTTCTTGTAAAACGATATTTAACTCCGAGAGTTTTACCAATAGTTCCGTAATAAATATTATATGTCATAAAATTAAACCTAATATAAATAAAAGAATTCCACCAATAGAAGAACCTATAATGATTCTTTTTTGGTTCTTTTTAAGTTTTTTAATTTGTTCAGAATTTTCCGTAACTTTATTATCATAAGTTTTTATTTCTACTTTTTGAATAGAATCTGTTTTGACATAAAGTTCATTTAATTCTTCCAATGATTTAATTTGTTGTTTTAGTAAAGGATTTTCATTACTCAATTTCTGATGTTCCAAGAATATGATAGCCGTGACTTGCTGCGTACTCAAGGATATACTGTCTTGTGAATGACTCACTAAAGGAATCAGGTTGAGTGATAATAGTATTAACCCTTTCTTGATAATGTTTCTCATTTGTAATAATTTTAATATGAGTAGAATCAATAACAGTTCTAATACTGTCTTTCTGATCATTTAAAGAGTCAATCTTTAGTTCTAACTCAGTAATTTTTTTGTAAAATTTGTCATCATCTATTTTTGGAGTGGAGAAATCAGCAACTTTTATATAAAATCCTATTAACAACAAAACAATAATAATAATTATTATTATAGTTTTTTTATTGTCTTTCATTCTCCTGTATCAAATTTTTCAGGTAATGTTTCTCTACAAAGTTTAACAATTTCTTTATAATTTTTTTGAAACTCTACTAAAAATTCTTTTAATGTAACATTATCTTCTTCCCACTTTTTAGCAGTTCTTTTATGTACTATTTTATTTAAACAATGTGAAAGTGTTAAACCATATAAAGTATTACCTGGTTCAATCTCATATTTACCTGTATCTCGTTTCTTTACTCTTTTCATGAAAGTAAGATCATACTTTTCACTATCAGATCCAGAACGTTCCATTATAAAATCAGGTTCTACGATTTTCATAGTTACTTATTAAGTGAGCCGGGCTTCATGTGTATATGACCACTTTCTTTATTTTGGCCTCCACGTGCTTCCCAAGCTTTAATTCGTGCTTCTAGATTAAGCTTCCTCTTCTTGTACTTCATAGTCATCTAGATTTAATTCGTATCCATATTCATCAAGACGATTAAGATATTCTGGATTATGTTTGCGAATACCTTCTAAATCCATATAAATTTTATTATCAATCTTATTTATTTCCTCAGCAACAGCATTTAAAGTAATACTAGCAGCTTTATAAAATTTATACAGAATGTTTCTCTTTTTGAAATTAGCATTAAGTTTAGCCTTCATGAAAGCGATATTGTTACCAACAGTTTCATCAAATGCATCCTTAATGTTAGGTTGAGATATTCCAGTACCAACAACTAGACATCCATTTACGACGTTACCATCAACATCTTCAACATCCTTATCTAAGGACTCCCAAATTTCATTCCATTCCTTAGCACTACGCTCTTCAGCAGCACCAATACGATTAATCATCTTGTAGATGTCCTCTACACATACCTTGGTAATCTTGTTACCTTCCCGACTTGTTCTAATCGGCAGTCTTACATTGTCCATAATACTATAAATTTAATTAATTTTACTTAAACTGAATGTATCAGTTATTAATATATCTCTAGTTAAATATTTTTCATAGTTAATTTCTGTTAAATAAAAATTATTTACCAAAAATTATCATTAGAGAAGCAGTAATTGTTCCACATATTACAATTAGCTCAAATATGTCTATTTCAAAGTTTTTACCTATTTTCATTATAACACATTTTTAAAATGTTCTTGTACTTTCTTATGAAATTTAAGATATTGATCCCATAAGCTTTTCTCTACATCTTCTAAAGAAGTATCTTTACCATAATAAGGAATTAATTCATTTCTTATGAAATCAAGTTTCCTAAGACATTGATTTTCTAAAGCAATTCCTTCTCGAACCTCTCTTTCTACATCTTTCATATTACAATATAAAATGAAATCCTATTATTATTACTTATAACAAATCCTAAACTTGAATAATATTTTTGGTATTCTATTAAATAAGTAATATTTTCTTTAACTTCTTCTACTTCGTCAGGATCTATTATCACATCAAAACATTTACCAGATTTATAAAACTCTGGTTTAACAGAATAACCACGTTCTTCTAACTCATATATTAAATCATTTACAATATTGAGTAGATTATAAGTATATATCCAATGATTATATAATCTATCTTCAAATGTCATAATTCTCCTCCTTCTTCTAAAATATCAACTTCACTAGCGTGTAAACCGTACTTTCTCATTTTTTCTAAAGTTTCATTTTTCTCTTTAGTATGAAAATCAGGAAAGTTCCATTTTAATTTAATCATAATATCATACTCGATTCATTAGCTGCTAATTTATCAACATAGTTATTCCAAACCATATCAGTATTTCCTTCTTTTTGGTGTCCATAAATATGACGATAACTAATAGGTTCTTTAACAAATTTTTGAGTTTCTTTTAATTGCTTTTTAATTGTTGCAATTAATTTTTTATTCTTTTTAGGATTCCAACTTTCATTAAATATACATCCTAAAGCATATTCGGAATCTGAAACAATTTCTAAAGAATCAATAGGTTTTTTAATAGCTCTAAGACTTATAAATATAGCAAACAATTCCATTATATTATTTGTTACATTTTTAAATGCCTTAGAATACTCTAAAACTTTCTTTCCATTCTTTAACCAAACTATTCCTATTCCTCCATTTTTGTTAGCTCTACAAGAACCATCTGTAAATATTTGATATGTAATCATTTTAATAAATGTTTATAATAATAATTTCTCCAATTATTAACTCCATTTCTACTAATCCAATCAGCAAGACAATTAAATTTATATTTAAGTCCATTTCTATTTGAACAATGACCTTTTACATATATAAATTTAATATTTTTATACCCTTTCTTATTTTTAAATTTGCCTATTTGAAATCTATCATCAGTATGTACAATGATATCAATGGCATTATATTTACTTCTTATATAGTATATAGATTCTTTTATTGCATCACGTTCTGCATAATAAGAATGAAAATATTTTTCTACCCTATTATAATAAATATCTAGTATATGAGAATCAACAACAATTACTCCAACCTTAGTAGTGCGTTTAACTCCGTCTTTATATATAGAAGTATCTTTAGAAGAAGCATCTGTATAAATATGAAAAGTTTTCATCTAATTAATTTAATAATTAATCATATAAATTAGTTTTATACTCTTCCATATCCTCTGGAACAAACCAACAATTCTTTTGAGGATCAAAACCCACTTCTTCAGAATATCTAGGATTTAACATATAATCCTGGATTTCTGGCCATCCTACTTTAATATATTTCATATAAACGTATCAACTTCAATAATTCTAGAAATAAAATACATGTTTTCTTCTTCATATTTAGAAGAATTTAACATATAACCTTCACTAGTTTTACCACAAGCTTCAGAATATATTTCTCCTTTATTTACTTCTTGGAAATTATTATATTCTTTTTCATACTCATTTTTAGATACTTCTTCAGCTTCTTCTAAAGTATCATAATCTCCAATCAAAGTTCTTCCAGACTCTGTAGGATAATTCCATTCATTAACTACTATATAATATTTCATTTTTATTACGAGTTTCATAACCACAATTATCACATACATACAAATCACAAAACATTCCACATTTTACGTGAATTGTATCTTTTTTACACTTAGGGCATTTCATAGGCACAAAAAAAGGTGGTCATTTCTGATCACCTACAAGATTTATAAATTTACGTTCACCTTTAAAATTCGTATACCATAATACAGTATGTTTTCCTCCTATATAATCTGTATAAGAGTCAATCCATGGATGTGTATAAGTTATCACAGCCCATAAAATAAGTAAAATTATCCAAACCATAATATTTAGTTTTAGTTATGTGCGACCACTGGGAATCGAACCCAGGTCTTCGGATTAGAATGTTATATTTACCTAGTCATTTATAATACATTTATCAAAGGAAAAATCATCTAAGTAATGTACTCCTTTTTGTTGATTATTTGAAGGAGGAGTTACTCTAACAGTCAAAGATTTTCTGCTTCCTATCTCTTCTATAGGGATTAATATACTTTTATTTAATGGTTGTATATAATAAGCAATATAATCTACATCATTTTCGTATGTAGTATAATGCTTATTCGTAGTATGATTAGTACTACTAGCACAAGGACATACAATAGAATTATTTTCAGTTACTTGTGCACAATATTTTATCTATATTTTGTTTAATTTACCATTAAACTCTGCTATTAAATCATATCTAGCTGTATCACCAAATGGTAATGAGCACTATACTCCTCTTTTAACAAATTCAGCTAATATAACAGCTTCTCCAACATTTCCTTTTTCTTTTGAAATCATATTACATAAACATAATAAATACATGAGGTGCTTCCACACGGTACTGACCCGTATTCCCGAAATTAAAAGTTTCGTGCATCACCTTAATGCTTTGGAAGCTAAATTATCTATCACGGGCTTTACCCCTAAGCTATGGACGCAACAAGAAGAGAAGATATACTTCTCTTTAATCTTAATGGATACTTATAGTATCAATTAATAAAGAATCAATAGAATCTGTAATTTCAACAGAATCAATTGAAATAGAATCAGACACTTCTGATTGCTTAGTAGAATTACCTCCACAAGCAAACATTAACATCATTGCTGCTAATATAAACAAAATTTTCTTCATTTTCTCTCAAATTTTAAATAAAAATAATCATCTATTAAATAAATGGAAGTAATCCAGCATTAATTGCAGGACCATACATCTCCATAACACCCTCCATATAAGCGTGTCCAACTCTTTTAATGAAATTTTTTACTTTTCTAGCCATAATTTTATTACAAATTTAAAGTTTATAATTTAATTATCTAATTCAATTTAAATATATCATTTTAATCTAAAAATCAAATGTGTACGAACACTTCTTGACATAGATCAATTGATATAAATCAAGTGAACTAATCTATAAACATTTAAGTTATGTAATATCATTATTTTAGGTTTTAGGGTGATTAGTGGGCCACGATCCCACGACCTACAGAGCCACAATCTGTTATTCTACCTACTGAACTATAACCACCATATAATTATTGCGGGGATAGAGGGAATCGAACCCACACCGAGTGGTTAACAGCCACCTGCTACGACCTTCGAG